GACGGCCAGGGCCAGACATTCGGTGGTGCTCGCACTACCCGTGTTCTAGGTATTGATGTTCAGGAAGTTCCTTACTACCCTGATGGCTATGTCGACTTGACATTCCCACAGAACCGTGTATGGGGATTCCAGCGTGACATCACAGTAAACCGTCAGTACCAGCCAAAGAAGGACACCATTGAATACACAGTATTCGTCCGCTTTGGTGTACAGTGGGAAGAAGAGGACGCTATTGCGTTCGCTGACTCTGCTGCTGACAGCTAAACTGTAAGCAAAAATTGAGGGGGCAGGGGCATCTAGCCTCTGCCCTCTTTTTCATTAATCTGTTATAATTATGAATGGAAAAGGAGATATTATGTCTGAAGAAATTAAGAACGAAGACGTTATCGAAGAGACTCCAGTTATTCCTGCAATGCTTCAGAAGGGTGAGCCAGTTATTTCAGCCGAAAAGGCAGAAGAGTTTAAGGCCATTATCGAAGAGATCGTTGCAAAGAATGCTGAAGAAGCTGTTGAAGAGACAGTAGTTGAAGATGTTAAGCCAGTAGAGGCTAAAGAGCCCAAGAATGTTATTTCTTCTGGCAGTCAGAACCCTGGCAAGCCAGTTGAAGAAGTAGCAGGCATCACTTCTGTAGAGAACGGTGTCATTGGCACTGGAAAAGTAACAAGGAAGCCAAAGACAGAACCTACAAAGGAAGCTGCTAAGGAAGATAAGGTTGCCGTATTCTCTACCAAGAATGTAACCTGGAGTGGTGTTGGCAAGGTTTACCGTGGCTACAACATTGTTACTAAGCAGGCTGCTGACAAGTGGATTACTCGTGATCACGCTAGACTAGCAACACCAGAAGAGGTTGCAAGGGAGTTTGGCAAGTAACATGGAAATATTGAGGGTTCCGCCATACTCAGTTCAGGCGGTATTAGAAGTTGGTGCCCCAGCAGGCACATATGCATATACCGTTACAGATATGGCGGACCTCTCCATAACCACAGGAAGCGTTGTATCTTCAAACCAGTCTAAGGTAACTATCAACCTACCTTCTGACTATGATAACGATTACACCATTGAAATAGATGGCGAAGAGCATCTAGTGACAGTTGTTAGGCCATATGTAGATGCTAATACAAAAGGAACTACTGCTAGCGAAATAGCAGACTACAAGAAGCATGAAGAGCTTGCTAGAGCCATCATAGACTCTGTAGTGGCTGATGGATTTTATTATAAAAAGAACACCCATGAAACTGTCGGTCTTGGTGCAGACATCCTTCCAATATGGCCAGAGCTAAGGCAGATCATAGCTATTTATGAAAACAACGCACTTGTCTTTGAGACAGAGAATGCAGAAGATTATTCTGTTCAATACGAGCTAAATAAGCTTGGGATTCAACAAAAGTATGCTGGCGTAATTGATCGCAGCGAGTCTGCACCAAACATGCTACCAGCAGGTGGCTCTGACATGCTAGATTTAAATTTTGTGTATCGTGGTTTCCCAAAGGGATTTGACTACACAATAGTTGGCTTGTTTGGATATAAGAAGCTTCCATCAGAAATTGTCAGGGCAACAGAGCTATTGATTGAAGACATTGCTTGTGGCAGGCTAGACTATTACAAGAGATATATCGTTGACTACAATACTGACCAGTTTAAAATTAAGTTTGATCCAGGAGTTTTTGAGGGAACAGGAAACATTTTGGTTGACAAGATACTATCAAAGTATCTTAAGCCAATCATAACACTTGGGGTGCTATAAATGGCATGTGGCGATAAGACAGATTTTATGTTCCCGATGGAGGCAGATGTCTACCATCCTATTGTTGAGCAAGGTGCTCTAGGTAACGTAAAAAAGACTTGGGTCTTAGATCGAACAATCGCTTGTAGCCTAAACTCTGCTGGTGCAGCACTAAAAGAAGATGTTAAGCCAAATGTCAACATAACCCAAGAGGGAATTCTGGTAGGTCGTGTAAGAGATGACATTCGCTTTTCTAGCAGGGAATCTGGAAATGCAATCACTAACGTAATCATTACGAATATTCGTGACAAGAACTGCAATCCCATATATGTAGAAACATCTGGACCAAGAGCAGGAAAGTCAACAATATTTGAGATTGCAACTAACGAGCCGTTTATGGGACCATTTGGAAACGTAGAGTATTTTAAGTTGGTAGTTCGTAGATCAGAGAATCAGGCAGCTGATATATAATGTTAAAGATAACAATAGATGACACTCAGTTTAACAAGGACATGAGAAATGTCATTCAATATAGTCTAGGATTCTTTGAAGGCGTGAAGCAAGGTGTTCCAGATTTCCTAAGAGGTACTGGTGCTTCTGTGGTTGAAAGTCTAAAACAATACATAGACGCTAACGCCAGAGTTTCCCCTCAACTACTTCACCACGTGTATGAGTGGAGTCAAACTGGTTCTCCAAATGCAAGGTTGTTTGATATTGACTTTATAGTTTCTGGAGATAGAGTTTCTTTTGTGTCTTCGTTTAGACAGTCATCAAGTATTCAAAAAGGATCAAGCACTCCATTTGTTGATAAGGCAAGAGTCATGGAGGCTGGAATACCAGTAACGATTGTGCCAAAGCGAAGAGTTTTAGCCTTTCAAGATGATAACGGTGAGCAAGTGTTTACATCCAATCCAGTAACAGTTGCAAATCCTGGAGGTAATGTTTCTGGGGAATACGAAAGAACGTTTAGATCATTCTTTAATTCATACTTTGCACAATCATACTTGCAATCAGCTGGTATACTTACATATCTGAGAAATCCAGCAGCCTTTGACCTAGGTTTGTCAAAGCGTGGCGGTAGGTCTAAGGGCGTAGCTGTTGGTAGAAGCTGGATTGCAAAGGCAGGAGATCTATAATGGCTATTTCATACCCACCTATTTTTATTAACGACTATCTTAAGGAAAAAATTCTAAGCATTGCAGATAACGATGTTCCATTTTTTCCAACTAGCCCATCAACCATTGAGCAGCTAACTCAGACAGCCACACTAAACAATACTGGCAACTTGTTTGCGGTATACGACAGAATGTTTAAGATGCGTCGCAAGGCTTTCCCACACATTAAGGATGAGCAACTCTTATACTATTTCTATTCTTTGGACATACCAGTAATGGTAGATACTACTCAGTATATTGCTGACCTGCTAGATCGTGGAGACGAGTCTGCTCAGGATCTAAATTCCTGGATTAGCAGCAAGCTTACAAATGGTGTATACGTAAAGCCAGACGGAAACACCACTAAAGAATTCTTGCCAGTCTACTTCCATGATATTAAGATTTATCAGCTAGAAGAAACCAGGGACATTGTTGACTTTGGTACTGCTAGGACATTTGCTGGTAATAAAATTATTATTGATTATTGTTATCACACTAAAGGATATTCTGCAGGAAATACATCCTATAATAACACTACGTTATAAAACCGTGCTATAATTAGCATGAGGAAACATCGCCCACTTATTCCATATAGAAAAAAGAGGTGAAAATTATGGCATATACACGTGGTAACAGCTCCCAGATTATTGTTGGTGCAGCTGCTCTATTTACACACGAGGACGGCGTTCTAGCGGACTCCGACCTACCAGCATACGAAGCTGACGTATCGTACAGAGATACTCTTTCTGAAGACGCAGACTTCCGTAACGTTGGTTACACAATGAACGGTCTAGAGATCCAGTTCCAGCCTGACTTCGGTGAGGTCCAGGTTGACCAGGTTCTAGACGTTGCAAAGCTATACAAGCAGGGTATGCAGGTTAACCTGAATACTACGTTTGCAGAAGCTACACTAGAAAACCTTCTATTTGCACTAGCTGCAAATGATGGCGACCTAACCACTGTTGCTGGTAACCCAACCCTAAACCTGTCCGCAGGTGACATCGGTGAGTGCCCAGTTGAGCGTGGTCTAGTTGCTGTTGGTCCTGGTACAGGTGACTGTGCAGCTTCGGACCAGATTGAGCGTGTTTACGTAGCTTACCGTGCCCTCTCTATTGAGAGCGTAACAGTAGGTGCAAAGCGTGACGAGGCAACAATGTTCGAGGTATCGTTCCGTTTGCTTCCAAACGACAGTGCATCCTACGGTAAGATTGTAGACCGTACCATCCCAGCAAGCTAATAGCTTAAATATAACTTAATAGAACTGCCCTGGCATTAACTTGCTGGGGCAGTTTGCTTTTGGTATACTATATGAATGCCTAATAAAATTTATGACTCAGAAACCATCTTTTTGATTGACGGTACTGAAGTCTTTATGACTCCTTTAAAGATTAAGTATCTTAGGGAGTTCATGCAACAGTTTGAAAACCTAGACAAAGCCAACTCAGAAGACGACACGCTAAGCATATTGATAGAATGCTCTAGAGTAGCAATGAAACAATACTGCCCAAAACTAAAGACTACAGAAGATGTAGAGGATAATTTAGACATTAAATCTATGTATAAGTTGCTAGAGGTTGCAGCAGGCATAAAGATCAATGGTGAAGACAAGGAGCCTGTAAAACAACAGGCCCAAGAGAGTTCTCCAAAGTGGAGTGAGATGGATTTGGTTACCCTTGAGTCTGAAGTATTTTTGCTGGGTATCTGGAAAGATTATGACGAACTAGAAACATCTTTATCAATGCCAGAGTTAACGGTAACCCTTAATGCCAAAAGAGATTCAGACTATAGAGATAAAAAGTTTATGGCAGCAATGCAGGGTGTTGATCTAGATAAACAAACTGGTAAGAATGAGCAGAATGCCTGGGATAAGATGAAGGCTAAGTTTTTCAGTGGCGGTAAAACAGGTGATTCAAATGACATTACAGCACTTCAGGGATATAATGCTCAAAAGGCTGGTTTTGGCATTGGCATGGGTCTTGGTTACGAAGATTTAACTAAAAAATCTTAGCCCTTTGTGCTATAATATACTGTAAATAAAGCTCAGGAGGCACTATGACTGTAACAGTCAACGAATAAAAGATCATCAAGTTAATCGATGGAACAGAGATCAGCGTACGACCGCTAAAGATTTCACTATTGCGTGACTTCATGAACAAGTTTGCCGATATTGCAAAGGTTGCCGATAATAACGATAAGGCAATGGACGTGCTTATGGCATGTGTACAGATTGCAATGAAGCAGTACAAGCCAGACCTTGCAGAAGATTTGGCAAAGCTAGAGGAAAGTTTGGATCTTCCGACAGTATACAAGATTGTAGAAGAGGCATCTGGAATCAATCTTGGCGATACTGCTCTGATGGGAGCCATTCCTACCGCCTAGCCTACAGGAGTAAAATAGGTTAATGGCTGATATAGAATCAAATATTAGATTTGGAGTAGATACTTCCGATGCTATAGCGTCTATCAAGATGCTACAGGCACAGATATCAGCCTTCCAAAAACAGATGGCCTCGTCCTCAGTTGCCAATGCAGAGTCTGCTAGGAAGCTGAGGCGAGGTCTTATCGATGACCTCAATGCCAGTGGCCAGTGGTCAGCCTCAATAAAAAATATTCAAAGTTCTTCCGAGAGCTTCACCAATGCCCTTGAAAAGAACAAGCTCTCCATGGGAGAGTATTTTAGATATGGTGCATCTCAGGTTGGTGGCTTTAGAAAAACCTTT